TAACTGTAGCATTACTTGCTAACCCTGTAACGTTGGTAACTGCTGCTATTATTGCTTTAAGTGTGGCTATAGCTCTTATTATTGACGATTTAATGGCATGGGCGACAGGTAATACTTCACTCATATCTACATTATTAAAAGAGTGGTTTGGATTTGAAAAGACATTTGATGAGATTATTGACGGAGTAGTTGATTATTTCAAAACATCTTTTGAATCTTTAGCTAAATGGTTTACTTCTCTCTTTGACGGCATACTTGATACTATCAAAACAGTAACGGACTTTATTGGTAGTGGTATAGATAAAGTAAGAGAAAAGACTATATTTAGGAAGGTTGTAAGTGAAGAAGAAAGACAAGTAAAAGTAATTAAAGCAGATGATAAGTTAAATACTATTAAAGATGAGTCTGTCAAAGCTGATTTAGAACGTAAAGAGACAATTTTACGTAAAATAGAACTTGTTAATGAAGATAACTTAGATGAACCGCGTGTAAGAAGACAAATACAACTTATTGATGAAAGTAATTTAAATGATGAAGTTATAAGACCTAATAATTTACAACCTTTAATTAATCCAAGCTCTTCTATTAATGGCGTATCGCCAGTAAATAACAACTCCACTGCTAATAATAAGGTAAATCAGTATATTACTGAGAATATTGTAGTTAATGTACCAGTTGGAACTACCGCAGAACAAAGCCGTATAATTGCTGATCAAGTTACTAATGCATTCCAAGAGCAATTCAATTATAATATACTCCGTGGATTAGACTCATTATCAAGCAGGTAGATCATGGCTATAACGTTACTTGCTAAAATAACCAACTTAGTGGGATCGGGTAAGAAGTTATTATTTTCTAATCATAGTAAGATTGGTGAGTTATTTATTGATGGTACTCATTTAGAAACTATCGACTATTCAAGTGAGATAACAAACCACCCTATCGAGACGGGTTCTTCAATATCAGATCATATTTATATAAATCCTCTTAAAGTTAAGATGGAAGGATCTATCACGGATACTTCTGTTGATATTGTTGGGACTATTAAAGATGTAGCTGGTTTATTCGATGGTAATCTCCTTAATAATGTGGTTGATAAGTTTAAGGGTAAAGGTAGTAAGTCTACAGCAGCTTATGAGTTATTGAAAGATCTACACGTTAGCATATCTCTTGTAACCGTGGTAAATTATCTTGATACTTTCGATAACATGGTTATTGAGACTTTGACCTTTCCACGTGATAACAAGGTTGGCAATCGTCTATTCTTTGAAATTACATTAAAACAGATTACACTTGCTAGTGTAAAGACTGTTAGCATTTCACGTAACCCAAGATCTGTGCAGGATATGATTAATAATAAGCTAGAAACAGGACGGCAGCAAACTAATATCCCAACTCCTGTTGAAGCTGGTAAAACTAGCTCGGCTTTATTTAATATGTTCAGGAGTTAACTTATGCAAGTTATTAAATGGTTTGAAGAAGCTTATTTCGAACAATCTGTAGTACTTGGGAATGTACCATATACGTTGATACACAATTGGAATATAAGGGATGAAACTTGGGATATGTCTGTTTATACTAATGATAATATACCTCTTGTCGTTGGTAAGAAATTGAATGTAAATACGGATATACTTAGTTCAGTATTTACAGAAAGCAAACCAAACGGTGTACTTGTTGTTGTACCAGTGGCAAAGGATGTAGAAGTTATAACTCGTGATAATATGGGGTCGGAAGTTGATTTAGTCTTTGTAGGAGCTGATGAAGTATTTTGATCGAGTATGCCAAGTAGATATATCACCTGATATCAGGGTGGAGAATCATAAAATAAAGTTCGAGATTAAGAAAAGCGTCTTATCTAACATTAACTCATGCAGAGTTGATGTATATAACTTATCTCAAACTACAAGGAATAAGATTACGAGTGATCCATCAAGTTTAGTTCGTGTGGATGCTGGGTATGTGCAGAATGGTGGAGTATTTGCTATAGGGCAAGGTAATATAAGCAATGTAATCCATACTATTAAAAGTCCTGATATTATAACTACTATTTATTCAAAGGATGGGTTTAATGCTGTTACTAATAATCCTATAACTTTGTCTTTTACTGGAAAAACACAACTAAGTTCTGTAATAAATGCTATAATAACTAAGCTTGGATTGCCTGTTAAGTTTGCTGATTATAATAAAGCTCAACAGTTTAAGAATGGCTTTTCTTATGTTGGATCTATCCCAGAGGTATTAGATCAACTAGGAGATCAGTTTAAATTCAAATGGTCTATACAAAATGGGCAATTACAGATATTAAACGGTGAGAAGTCAACAGGTGCGCAAAATGTCTTTCTATCTGATAAGACTGGACTTGTTGAGAGTCCAGAATTGGTTATAAAGACAAAGAACTTAGACTTAATTAATAAAAATGAGTATAAAGTTGTATCATTGCTTCAACCTCAATTGGAAGCAGGCGACTTGGTGCAAGTTGAATCTATTGTACTTACGGGGATATTTGTTATAAAAGAGCTTATACATACAGGTGATACACGTGGGAATGAGTGGTATACAAGAATGATAGTTACGAATAATGGATGATATAGTTAATTTACTCAAGAAGCTTAGCAATCATGTGGCAAATAGCATACGTGTATGTATGCCTGCCAAGATTGAGACTTATGACTTTAAAACGCAGCAAGCTAGCGTTAAAATAGATATGAAAGAGCTTTATGATAATGGCACTACTATTGACTACCCAGTTGTATCGGGTGTACCTGTAGTATTTATGTCTAGTGGTGGAGCTTCTATAACTATGCCAGTTAATAGAGGTGATTCATGTCTATTGATTTATGCTGATCGTGATATGAGTAACTGGCTTCTTGGTGGTACAGGTCAAAAACCTGATTCCACTAGAATGCATAATTTGTCTGATGCCATTGCTATTATGGGATTATTTCCTTTTGCCAGTGGTGCTAGAGCTGAGAATAATACTGATGTATTAATCAATTACTCAGGATCTAAGATTATGCTTAAGCCAAATGGAGTTATAAATATAGAAACTACAAAAGATATTAATATAAAGGCGGTAGAAAATATAAATATTAATTCTAAAAATGCTAACATAAATACAGTTGAACACACTATAATAAACTGCAAAAACCTCACTGTTATGTCTTCTGAAACTATAACTTTAAACTCTAAGAACAATAATATAACTACTACGGAAGATGTTAATATAAATTGTCGTAATGCGTCTATAACTTCAACTGAGAATATTACTATTAATTCTAAGAATGCTAATATAACTACATCTGAGGACTTAACAATTGGTTGTAAGAATATAACGGCGACAGTTGCAGAAAATATGATTGCTAAATGCACGACCGCTAAAATAACTGCTACGGGTAATATTGAGATTGAATCTGTTGATACAAAACTTACTGCTACTGGTAATATTAACGCAACTTGTGTAGATGCTACGATAATTGCTAGCGGGAATATCAATACCACAGCTATTAAGTTCATTCATACAGGTGATATGCAGATTAGCGGTAATTTAGAGCTCCAAGGTAGTGGCAGTGGTGCTAATGGTGGTGCTATTGTATTTACTGGTGGAATTACTAATACAGGAACTATTAACAATACTGGTAATATAACTAATATGGGCGGAACTATTAGCTCTAATGGCATTACATTAGAGACCCATACTCATCCTTATAGTGAGGCTGTAGCTGGAAGTTCACCGACAGTTGTTATACCTGGATTTACGGGGACACCTTTATAATGGCAAAAGTTGTAAATAAAGATATATTACTTGATAGTGATACTAATGATTTGGCAATTATTAATTTCGATTTGAAGTTAACTGATGGTAGTGAGCTAACTGTACAGAAGATAAAGCAAACATTACTACTCTTTGAAGGTGAATGGTTTTTAAATAATACTATTGGAATGCCTTATTTTACTGAAATACTTGGTAAGGGTAATTCTTTATCTAGAATAGAGACTTTATACATTAGAGCTATCCAATCTATCCCTGAAGTAGTAGAAATAGTAGAGTTTAATATTGATGAAGATGCAAAAACTAGAGAGCTTGATATAAGCTTTAAAGTACGGGATGAAGAAGGTAATATATTAGAAATTGAATTATGACAAATGGACTAACTCCACAAGGATTTAATAAGAAGAACTTTCAAGATATTAAACTTGATATTGAAACTACTTTACGTGATTCTTTTGGTACGATTAATCTTAATGATGAGTCTGTCTTTGGACAGTTAGTTGGTATATTTGGTGAGCGTGAAGCTCTTCTATGGTATGCATTAGAGTCGATATATAACGCAATGTACCCAGATACTGCAAACGACTTCTCGTTAGACAATGTTTGTCAGTATATAGGGTTAACTAGGTTAGCAGCTACGCCTACTACTGTTACAGCCGAATTGACTGGACAG